ATACTGCGGCTGATGATGGTGTATTGAATCCAAATACAGTTAGGATTATGCCTGGTGCTATTATTCCTGTTGCTAGAAATGGTGGCCCACAAGGTGAGTCTTTAAAACCATTACCTAGAGCTGGTGACTTTAATGTATCACAAATTGTAATGGATGATTTAAGAACTAGTATTAAGCGTACATTATTAGATGAATCTTTACCACCCGACAATATGTCAGCACGATCAGCAACAGAAGTCGTAGAGCGTATGAAAGAATTATCACAGAACTTAGGTTCTGCATTTGGACGTTTAATTAATGAAACAATGATTCCAGTAGTAAAACGTATGCTACAAGTCATGGATGAAAAAGGATTAATTACTTTACCATTAAAAGTAAATGGATTAGAAATAAAAGTATCACCCGTTGCTCCATTAGCAATGGCACAAAATATGGAAGAAGTGCAACAAGTATTACAGTATGCACAGATTGCACAAGGTGCTGGGCCTGAAGGCGCAGTTAATATTAAGGTAGATGAAATGATGGATTACATTGCTGAGAAGTTAGGTGTACCGCAAAAACTTAGACCAACACCTCAAGAGCGTATGATGATGAAACAACAAATGCAACAACAAGCTCAACAACAACAAATGATGCAAATGGCAGCAGAAAATCCTGAAGCAACTGCACAAGTAGTAGAAGCAGCAACACAACAACAAGGATAATTATGACTGATATGAATATGCCTCGTCATATGATGACTTTAAGTAAGCAAGAAAAAAATATTGTAAAGTATCATAAAGACACAATGAAGTCAGGTAAAGTTGGTCGTGATTCAGAAGGTAGACCAGTAACTGTTTACTCAACAGGTATAATGATTCCTGAAGGCCCAAACAAAGGAAAGTTTGTTTCTGTTCCTGGATATATAAGAAATCAAGGTAAAATTATTACTAATGAGGATCAACTTTATAATATATGGAAAAAGGATATTCAATCTAATAAATTTCCTATTTACGATAATCCACAACAACTAAACAAACGCTCTCAAGAAATACACACCATTATGGATCAAGAAGCAGGTCAGGCTAGAAGATCAGGCAGGCCATTAATGCAAGATGCAGAGATAGGAGAATAACATGGCTGGATGGGAAGACTTAGAACAAGCATTACCTCTTGATGCTAGAGATGTTAAGCAACAAAGAGATGATACAGACCGATTATGTTTAAGAGTATTTGGTAATGAGAACGGAATAGAAATGATAGCTTGGTTACGCAAGACTATCTTAGAGCAACCTGTAGCCTTGCCAGGTAGCGACTCTAGTTATGCATTTTATCGAGAAGGGCAAAATTCAATAATTAGAGATATAGAAGCAAGGATAATTAGAGCAAGGAAATTATAATGGAAGAAGCAATCGAGCCTAGCACGACTGAAGAAACTTCGGAAGAGGTAACTGAAGAAACAACTGGCCTACTCGACGATGCAACACCAGAAGAGGAAGTCAGTGCAGATCCAAAAGAAACAGAAATCGATCATCGTGATCCTGAAGAAGTCAAAGCAGAAGAAGGAGATGAGCCATTAGAAAGACCAGAATGGTGGCCTGAAAACTTTTGGAAAGAAGATGGAGCAGAACCTGATTTAGAAGGTATAGCTAAATCTTGGATGGATTTAAGAAAGCAAATATCACAAGGAACACACAAAGCACCAAAAGATGGTAAGTATGATTTAGGTTCATTTGGTGAAACGCCTGAAGATGATCCTGTCAGACAGCATGTTGTTGGATGGGCAAAAGAAAATGGCATTAGTCAGGCTGCATTAGATTCGTTAGTTACTGAAGTTGTCGGAATGAATCAAGGTGTTGCTGAAGAGCAAGCAATGAATTTACAAGAAGAAAGAAAACAACTTGGGCCTAACGCTGATGCTAGAATTAATGGCATGGTTAAGTGGGGTGCTGGATTAGTCCAGAAAGGCGTGTGGGGAAAAGACGACTTCGAAGAGTTCAAAGTAATGGGAGGTACGGCAAAAGGGCTAGCAGCTTTAGAAAAAGTTAGAAGTTCTTATGAAGGTCGTATTCCTATAGAAACTGCCCCAGTAGATGGTGCGCCATCAAAAGATGAATTATACGCTATGGTCGGAGATGAAAAATATCAAACTGATCCTGTATACAGAGCCAAAGTAGAAAAAGCTTTTTCACAAAACTTCGGTTAAAATCTATTGCAATAGCCTTGATTGTATGCTACTTTACAGTTAAGGCTTATTGTATTCAATCGTAATACAACCCTCAAACGCAAGTAATCTTGTCGTATGGCTATCGTAATTAGCAAGCACAGGCCCAGTTTTCTGGCATACCAAAGCGATTAATTTATTTATTTATTAATTTCTAAGGAGAAATATATGTCTATCGGATTATCCCCAGCATATGTAACGCTCTTTGATGCCGAAGTTAAACAGGCTTACCAAGGTAAAGCTGCACTTGTAGAAGCTACAAGACAAAGACGAGGCGTTGAAGGCAATTTAGTAAAATTCCCGAAAGTTGGGAAAGGCGTGGCTACACTTCGTGTACCACAAACAGACGTTGTACCACTTAACACTGACTTCTCACAAGTTACAGCAACAATGCAAGATTGGAACGCTGCTGAGTATTCAGATATTTTCATGCAACAAAAAGTTAATTTTGAAGAAAGATCAGAGCTAGTTCAAGTAGTAGCGAACGCTATTGGTCGTCGTCAAGATCAACTTATTCTTGATGCTCTTTTAGCAGGTAAAGGTTCTACAGTCGTTCATGGCTCTACAAACCTAACAGTTGCTAAGTTAAGAGACGCTAAGAAAACAATGGATACAAACAATGTACCAGCAGAAGACAGACACATGATTATTCATGCGAACAATCTAGCAAACTTACTATCAGAAACAGCAGTAACATCAGCTGATTTCAACACAGTTCGTGCGTTAGTATCTGGCGAAGTTGAAACATTCCTAGGATTTAAATTCCACACATTAGGTGATCGTACTGAAGGTGGTATTTCTATCGATGGTTCAAGTATTCGTTCATGCCTAGCATTCCATAAGACTGCTATTGGTTATGGCGAAGGTATCCAACCTAAAACTGAAATCAACTATGTACCTGAAAAAACATCTCATTTAGTAAACGCAATGCTATCAGCTTGCGCAGTTGCTATTGATGCTGAAGGTATTGTTGAAGTTCAAGCAGACGAATCTTAATTTAAGGAGATATAAAAATGGCTTATAACATAGATGGACTAAGCCCAGCTGGCGCACAGTCAAAAGCTGGTGATGCTCCTCAAATGTGGACATACAAATCAGCAGATGCTAAAGCAACAGTGGCAGCTTCTGGTTATTTTAACAGTGTATCAAGCGTACTTAAAGTGGGTGATTTAGTAATGATTTATGATACTGCTACACCAGCAGCATCATTACACATCGTACTAACTAACTCAGCGGCAGGTGTGGTTGATGTATCAGCTGGCACAGATATTTCTGTAGCCTAGTTGTAGTTATAATGCAAGGGGTGGGAGTTTCGGCTCTCGCCTATTTGCACAATTGGAGAATATAAATGGCATCTGGAGACACCTCATTATCAATTTGTTCTGATGCATTATTAATGCTTGGAGCAAGTCCTATATCATCGTTTACTGAAGGTACGGACGAGGCTAACATATGCGACAGTTTATATAAAGATATTAAGATTAAGACACTAGCAAGTTATCCTTGGTCTTTTTCATTTAAGAAAGTTCAGTTAGCTAGATTAATTACGACACCTACAACTGAATACAAATACGAATATGCACTACCTTCTGATATGATAGGTACACCAAGAAAGGTGTTCATCAGTAGTACACAGGGATCAGTGCCACAAAGAGAATATAGATTAGTTGGGGGTAAGTTATTATCTAACTATGAAGAAGTGTATGTTGATTATCAATATGCAGTAGAAGAATATGAAATGCCACATTACTTTGTGCAAAACATGAAGTATCAAATAGCATGGCACTTAGCAATGCCTATTACAGACCAATTAGAAAAGACTGATTACTGGAGAACAGTAGCACAAGGCACTCCATCAGAAAATGGTCGTGGTGGTTACATGCGCCAAGCTATGAACATAGATGGGCAAGGTCAGCCAACAAACGGAATACAAGACTTTACACTTATTGATGTGAGGTACTAGTGGCTCGTTTTGTTAGCATGCAAACTAACTTTACTTCTGGAGAGTTAGATCCTCTTGTCAGAGCTAGAATAGATATAGAACCTTATAGAAATGCATTAGAAGCAGCAAAGAATGTTATATGTCAGCCACAAGGTGGCGTTACTCGTAGACCTGGCACTAAATTTATAAATGAACTTACAGGAACTCCAGCAAGTGGTTTACGCTTAGTATCATTTGAGTTTTCTGTAGATGATAGTTATATGTTGTGTTTTACAAACGACACTATGTTTGTATATAAAAACACAGCATTAGTACATACAGAATCTAGTACAGGAATTACTAGCACTTTTTTAGATAATATGTGTTGGACACAATCTGCTGATACATTAATTATTGTGCATCCAGATCTAGCACCTAGAAAGATAGTTCGTGGCGCATCAGATACTGATTGGACTATTAGCACTATATCATTTGATTCTATCCCTAAATATGCATTTACTATTGTTATATTTGATACTAGCTCTGCTGGTCATTTAACACCAAGTGATGTTTCAGGAAAGGTAACTTTAACTTCTCAACATTCTATATTTACATCAGCTCATGTTGGGCAATATATTAATGTTACTCCACAAGGTCGTGCAAGAATTGTTGAGGTTACAACAGGCTCAACAGTTAATGTTGTAACAGAGTTCCCATTTTTTGATACATCACAAATAGCTAATGCTGATTGGGAGCTAGAAACAGGCTATGAAGATGTATGGTCAGCATCTAAAGGATACCCAAGGACAGTTACCTTTCATCAAGGACGACTATATTTCGGTGGTAGTAAATCAAGGCCATCAACAATATGGGGATCGAAAGTAGCATTATTTTTTGATTTTGAAGCAGTAGAAGGACTAGATGACGATGCAGTGGAAGCCACCTTGGATACCAATACTTTTAATGCTATTACGGATATTATCTCTGGTAGGGATTTACAAATCTTTACTACTGGTGGTGAGTTTGCTGTTATCCAAGACAATATATCAGCTATAACACCATCTAACTTTTTCTTATCTACAACATCTCGTAATGGATCGAAAGAAGGTATACGAGTAAAACAATTAGAATCAGGTATATTATTTATACAAAGACAAGGTAAAGCATTATCTACTATTAATTATTCAGATACTACATTATCTTACCAAACATCTAAAATATCATTGTTAAGCGGTCATTTATTAAAAACACCTACTAACATGGATATTAGGCGTGCAGTAGCTACTGATGAAAACGATTTATTATTATTTACTAATTCTGCTGATGGAAGTATAACTGCTTACTCATTATTGCAATCACAAAATGTTATAGCAGCATCTGAGTTTACAACAACAGGATCGTTTATAGATGTAGGTGTAGACATTACAGACATATATACAGTAGTCAAAAGAACAGATAGTGGCTCAGATAAATATTATGTAGAAGTATTTGATGATAATTCTTTAACTGATTGTGGCGTAATAGGGACAACTTCAGCAACTGCTAACATGGCACACCTAGAAGGACAAACAGTTAATTGTATTTCAGATGGATATGCAGAGTTAAATCAAACAGTTCCAGCAGGAGGCACAATAACCTTTACTAATCCACCAGCAACAAGCTCAGAGTGTGGATTACCTATTAGTGTAGAGATAAAAACTATGCCATTAGAAACTAAGATGCAATCAGGTACAAGAATTGGGTTTAAAAAACGCATAGTAGAAGTCAATGCTTTATTGTTTGAAACACAGAACATAGTAATTAATAATAATTTAGTTCCAATAAGAAGTTTAGGATCTGGAGCATTAGATACAGCAGTAGCAGAGTTTACAGGGACTAAAGTCTTACATGGTATACTTGGGTATAGCAATAGTGGACAAATTACTGTAACACAAAGTGCGCCATTAAAGCTTACTTTATTGGGTTTAGAATACAAAATATCGGTTTATCAAGGGACATAAGATATGGGAGCAGCAGTACCATTCGCAGGGGCAACAATGACAGGGTTTGGAGGAGCAGCAGCTACAACAGCTGCAACTTCAGCATTAACAATGGGAGCATCAAGTTTTGTTCCTGCTCTTTTAACACAAAGCACTGGCATTCCAATGAGTGGTGGATTACTTGGCTCTACAGGTTTTTTAAGTAGTTTAGGCCCAATGGATGCTGTATTTGGTTTAACTCAAGGGTTAAGCTTTATGCAAGGCATACGGCAAGGCGATATAATGAAAAACCAATACAAGATACAAGAGTTACAAACTTTAGCACAAATGGAAACAGATAGATTTAATGCTATTAAAACAAGTATGGATCGATTTGACAGATTAAAAAGAATTCAAGCAGCAAACATATCTAAAAGTTATGCTGGTGGCGTTAGTGGATTAGATGGTTCTGCATTACTAAATCAAATTGTAAGTGATCAAGAATATGGAAAAGATTATAAAATTGATTTAATGAGTATAGATAGAATAGCAACTATGGGACAAGTTAATGCAGATATATATCGTTCTTCTGCAAGTCGTGCGCCAGATGATGCTATGTTAGATGCAGGTGTCAAACTTGCAACATCAGCATATTCTTACAGTAAGTTAGGATAAATTATGGCATTAGATCAATACTCAAGTGATGCAAGATTAGCTCAAGTAACTTCTGTAACTGATACAGATACTAGACAAGCTTTACTTGCATCTAAAAGTTTACAAAATCGTTTAGATCAAGTATCTGAAATGGCGCTCGGTGAATTAACACAAAGTGCTATACAAAGAGGTGAACTATATGGAGTAGAAAATTCACCTACTAAAGAACAAATTACTAGAGCAATTGAACAAGATCAAGATGTAAATGCTTTGTTTGCTAAAGAAGGTACAGTATTTGGAGATAGTGCTAGAAAAGTTCAAGCAGAGTTGTTTAGACAAGACTCACTAGCTGATTTTTTAAATAAAGCAGAAATAACAAAAACAGGTATTAAAGATAAAGTTATTAGTGCTGCAGAAGCCGACAGTATTGCTACAAATTTACAAGCAGATGTTGATGCAACATATGAAATATTAAAACAAATTGATCCAAAAAGTGCTGTTAAATTTAATGCACAAGCAAGCAAAATTGGATATGGTGTCGTGTCTGCTGCAAAGTTGCAAGTAGCAAAAATAGAATTACAAAGAAAAGAAGCTCAAGCTACTTTATTTAATGATAATTATCTTTCAGAATTTAAAGCTGAGTTTTTTGAAAATGGGGATATTATAAAAGCTACCATTTTAACTAAAGACATTAGAAATGATGTTATTGGAGTTAATAATGAGCTTGGAAATCCAAAAGCAAATTTAGAATTATGGAACAAAGAGAATAAAATTATACAAGATTACATTGTTTCTAAAATTGCAGAAGATGATACTGTAATGCAATTTATGGATGGTACTGATACAACATTTGATAATTTGTTAGAGGTAAGAGGTCTACGAGGAAGCAAAGAAGATATTTTAAAAAAAGTAATTGCTAAAGAAAAAGAGATGAATGAGTTAACTGAAGCTTTAGAGAAACAAAAAACAAAAGCAAACGAAGAAGCAGTAGACATAAATGAAACAGATTATTTTGGTGATAACACAGCAGGATTAACGCCACAAGAGTTTGTAGATAAACAAAGACCATTAGGTAAGCATTATAGTGTCGCACAAAAAGAGAAGATATTTAAACAGCCTAGCGAAGGAGAAGCATCATTTACTCAAGTAGAGACTTTTGAAAATACATTAGATCAAATAACTCTTGGTCGTGTGGGTGTAAGCCAAATAGAAGTTTTATATGCTGATAATGAAATTAATGGCAGACACTATTCAGAATTAAGAAAAGCATATCGCAAACAAGATAAGTACAAAGTAGGTAACGCTATTATTAAAAGGCGTATGGGTGTTGTAGGTAATGATTTACAGATAAAAGAACAAATTAAAATACCATTAGGTAAAGCTTTAGAAACATTTGCTGAGAAAGTTAGAGCATTAGAAGAACAAGGATTACCTGTTGATCAAGTAACAATTGTAAATGATTTAATTGGTGGTGAGTTAAAAGAGTTGTACAAAGAAATTTTTGACAAAGACAAAGCGACAGTTGAAAACCTAACAAAAACTAAAATTAATAATGTATTACCTAATGATAGTATATATAAAGATATTACTGTTGAACAAATTTTAGATATGACCGATGCACAATTAGACAATTTAATTGAAGAAGTACTTAAAGAAAATCCTACTGATACATTTTACGCATATAAAAACAGGTTAAAAAATTTAAAGGTTTTAAATAATGACTACTAAACTAGATCAAATATATTTAGATAATCTTGCAATTGATGAAGATGATGTAATAGATATAGAGGCGTTGCAAGAAAAAGCAAGAGCATCAGTTCAGCCATCTTTATTTGATTTAGGTGCAGTAAATTCTCTTGGGTATGGCGTTCCTCCTGTTAATACTTTAATGAGTGAAGAAGATAAAAAGTTTGCTAAACAAATTCCTCAATCGGTAGTTAAAGGCTCTGTAATGGAAGTTGGTGGTTTAGCTGGAGATTTATTAAGTATTGCTAAAGGATTATATAATATACCTCAAGATCAAATGGATCAATTAATGGAAAGAATTAAAAATCCTGAAGCTGAACAAGAAGTGCTTTCTAAATTTGATTCCTTTATGAGAGGGTTTGATGATATAAAAGCATTAAACTTACCTCCATTACTTGGCAGAACATCAGAGGCTATTGGAGAAGATTTAACTGAGATGGGGTTCGATCCTAAAGGCGAGGCTGATTCTGAACTTAAAAAAAAAGTATTAGGAGCAGGTGAAATAGTTGGGCAAGTTGGAACGCCTGGTGTAGGATTAATTCCTTTAGTTAAAGGTGGGAAAAAAATAGTTAAAACTGTAAAAAATTCATCTAAAACAAATAACAATATGCAAGGATTTAGTGATTCGTTTAGTGATTGGTTTGATAGATCAAAAGTAGTTGACAAAGATAATCAGCCTTTAGTTTTATATCATGGTACTACCAAAACATTTGATAAATTTAAAAGGCCTAGTGAGATTAAAAATGTAAAACGAGGAGGAATAGTCGCTACTGATGGTATATTTTTTAGTGCTAATCCTAACACAGCAAATAGTTACGCTCGTAGACTTGGGGCAGATAAAAATTTTAAAGAAGGTGCGCAAGTTAGACCTGTTTATTTAAACATAGAAAATCCTTATGTAATTAATGATGATTCAATTCCAAATAAATTACAAAAATTTATTACTGAAATGAGAGGTAATGACTATTTTGGAGATAGTAATAAAGTTGCAAGAAAAGATCAAATTGATAAACTTATTGAACAAGGATATGACGGAATTATAGTAAAACATAAGCCAAAATTTATGCAAGAAAACAGAAATGAATATATTGTATTTAATGATAACCAAGTTTTATCAGCGTTGTCTGATATTGCCGAAAAAAATAAAGGTAAAATAAATGAGTGATTCTTTAGAACAAGATATAGACAAGTTAGTAGTAGACAGTAGAGCTGTTAAAGAAGCTGCTGAAAACATTAATTCTGAAAACCCTAATCCTGTAATACAAGATAGTGTTGTTACTGAGGTTAATACTGCATACGATGAAACTGATTCAGTGTTTACTGGAGAAGAAGAAAAAGTTGCTGGTGGGGCTATACGAAAGATATTTAAACCAAGTAAAAAAGTAAAAGAAGAAAAACCTCTTACAGAAAGAGAGATATTAAACAGATCTGTATTTGATAAGATTGACCCTAAAGATGGCAATTATATCGTTACTCCGTACGAACCTGTAGATGTTAAAAAAGTTCTTGAAGAAGCAAAGGATCAACCATCATCAGGTAAGCCTGCCCCTATTACAAAGCGTGGAAAAAATAAGAAAGTTCCTGTATTTAATCTTGATAATGTTAATGGAGCTGAGTCCATGAAGCAATTAATTAATTTTTCAGCAGAGCAATTTTCTGCAAAGTTAAAAGTAATGCCTATCAAGGAATTAGCTAAGGAATTAAGTACACCTACTTTTTCTATTATTCAAGATGGCGTTCCTGTTTCTACATTTAAAACACAAGCTGGAGCTGAGGCTTGGATTAAGAAACAACCTACAAACCAAATATATGATATACAACAAAATCAATTATATTCAGAAAAGTTTATTAAGAACATATTAGACCCAAATAAGAAAACTGTTGCTGATCCTACCTATGTTAGAAAGATGTTATTAACACAAGTTAATGTTGCAGCACAAACAGATGCAATGGCTAAAAAAATAATTAAAGCAGAAGCTGATGGCACTTTAACTACAAACATGAAAGTTGAATTTGATCAAATGTTTACTTTAATGGGTGAGTTATCTAAAGCGATTGAAGGTAGAACTGCTGACATTGGTCGTTCATTGCGTATGTTTGGTGAAGCTAGAGGAGCTACAGGAACTTTAGATAAATTAGAAATACTAGAAGCACAAGGTGCTAGTGTAAATTCTGTTGATCGAGCAAAGAAATTTTTATTATTAAATACTGTTAATGATAAAGGTAAAGCGGCATCTATGCGTTTTGGCTCAGTTCGAGAAAGTGCAGACATCCTTGTTAAAATGTGGCAAACAACATGGATTAACGGATTGCTTTCAGGCCCACAGACACACTTAAAGAATATGACTGCTAACTTAGCTTATGGAATATTTCAAGTTCCTACAAGATTAATGGCATCAGGTATTGGTCATATAAGAAGAGGGATAAGACCAGGAGGAGAAACAGCTATTCCAGTAGATGAAGCATTTAATTTTGCTATGGATTATTTTGGATCTGTGCCAGATTCTTTTAGATTGGGGTATAAAGCTTTTAAAAACAATGCACCATTAGATGGAAGTAAAAGTAAATTAGAGTTAGAAGGCGCACAAAATGTTTTTGATAATGTAAGTTATGGAGATACAGACTTTGGCAAAGCAATGAGAACGGGTATGTCTCTGTATGGTAAATTTATTACAATGCCTGGTAGAGCATTAATGGCTGAAGATGAATTTTTTAAAGGATTGGCTAGATTTGCAGAATTTAAAGCATTAGCAGGTAGGGCGAAAAATGACTATGTTGATTCTTTGGTTAAGGGTGGTATGCCATTAGATAAAGCAAGAGCAAAAGGCATAACCTATTACGATGATATAGTACAAAACCCACCAGAAGATATGATAAAACAATCAGTAGAATTTTCTAAAGAGATGACTTTTACTAAAAACTTAGAAGGAATTATGGCTGATATTCAAAAGTCAATTAACAAATCTGAATTCATGAGTGCTGGGCCTATATTAAAAATGTTTGCACCTTTTGTAAGAACACCAACTAATTTAGTAACAGAAGCTTTAAAACATACCCCTGCTGCCATTATATTACCTAGTTTTAGAAAGGCAATAAAAGCTGGTGGCAGAGAATCAGATTTAGCATTAGCTAAAGTAGGTATGGGAATGGGTGTAATAGGTGGTTTTGGAAGGCTAACTATGGGAGGACAAATGACAGGTTCAGGCCCATCAAATCAAAAGATGAGAAAAACACTTGAAGCAACGGGATGGCAACCTTATTCATTTGTATTTGATTCAGATAAATTTGATAAAGAAGGAATGAATGAGCTTAGAACATATGGCACAGTAACACAAGGGCAAGGAAAGATATATGTGTCATATCAAGGCTTACAACCTATCTCAACATTGCTTGGTGTTGGTTCTTCTTTAGGCGAGTTCTTTATGGTTAATTCCTATGCAAGCTCACAAGGATATAATAACCAAAAATTAGCAGATGAAATAGTTATGGCTGGAGTTATGAGTGGTTATGACATTCTTTCTGAAATGCCTATGTTAGATGGCTTAGGTAATTTAATGAATGTTATAGGATCTGGAGAAGACCAAAGAAGTGTTTTAAGGTCGTTTAAGAAAATGGGTGAAATAATGTCTGAATTTGCTATACAAGGTTCACCAGTAGGTGCATATCAAAGTGGCAAGGCTACAATAGAAAGATACTTAGACCCTACTGTTAATACTTACTTACCTGGTGAAGGTGAAACTCCTTTTGATACTGCTATTAAAAAATATAAATCACGCTTACCTTACTATAGTAATGAAGTGCCACCAAGATTAGATCCACTATCAGGGCAAGAAGTAACTGTTGGAAAAGGAAACTTCTACGAAATGTTTAGTCCTTTTAAATTATCAACAGGCAAATACATAGAAGGCTATCAAACATTAATTGATTGGAATGTAGAAGTATATGTTCCTCCATTTAGAAAGAATGGATATGAGTTTACAGCAGAACAATATAATACATGGATTGAAATTGCTACTAATGGAGGTCAATTGCAATCAGATGTTATGGATATGGGAGCTAGGTTTGATACATCATATGATGTTGGCGCAGTACAGTCTAAACTTAAATCAGAAATGTCAAAAGCATATAGTGAAGCTTATAAAGAACTTAAAAAAATATATCCTGAAATTCAAGACTACGAAGATGAGCTAGAAATTAGGGAAGAAGTGCTAGGAACAACTAGATATTAGTTAATAACAAGAGATATCATTTAGTAGAATTTAATAAACATTACAGGTAAAATAAGGCAGAGGATTATAAATTATGGCAATTGACATTTCAGCAACAACAAGGCGTATCGTCTATACTGGTTCAGCAGGTACAGGCCCGTATGCTTATGCGTTTAACATCTTAGTCAATACTGATCTAGCCGTATACTTTAATGACACTGAACTAACACTTACTACTGATTATACAGTAGCTATTAGTGCTGATGGTACAGGTAGTGTAACTATTGTGGTGGGTACTAATGTTCCTACTACACCAGATGCTGATGATCGTATTACTATCGTGGGTGATAGAACCATACAAAGGACTACTGACTTTACGACAGGTGGCCCACTCTTTGCTGCATCATTAAATGATGAGCTAGACAGTCTTACCATCTTTACCCAACAAAACCTAGAACAATCTAATCGATCACTTCGTGCGCCAAACACAGATCCTACTACAGTCAACATGGAGTTGCCTGACAATACAACGAGAGCTAACAAAACACTAGCATTTGATTCTACAGGTAATCCTGTTATTGGTGAATTGATTGGTGACTATCGTGGTGATTGGGCAGCAGGTGTAGCATACAACAAGCGTGACTTAGTAAAAGATACATCAACTCAAAATATATTTATGGCTAACACTGCTCATACATCGAGTGGTTCACAACCATTAACAACGAATACGGATGCAGCTAAATGGGATTTAATTGTAGATGCGGCTGCGGCTGGATCAAGTGCAAGTGCGGCTGCGGCTAGTGCGACAGCTGCGGCTGCAAGTGAAACTGCTGCTGCTGCAAGTGAAACTGCTGCTGAAACTGCTGAGACTAACGCTGAGACTGCTGAAACAAATGCTGAAACTTCTGAAACAAATGCCGCTACTTCTGCATCAACTGCCAGTACCGCTGCAACCAATGCAGGTACATCAGAAACCAATGCGGCAACAAGCGCAACTAACTCAGCTTCAAGTGCCACAGCATCTGCTTCGTCAGCAACAAGCGCATCAAGTTCTGCAACCTCTGCAACTTCTTCAGCATCAACTGCAACAACGAAAGCAAGTGAAGCAAGTGCATCAGCATCAACAGCTACGACTAAAGCAAGTGAAGCATCTACTTCCGCCACTGCTGCTGCAACCTCTGCAACTGCTTCCGCTACATCAGCTACCGCATCTGCTAGTTCAGCGACTGCATCTGCCGCAAGTGCTGCTGCCGCTGCCGCAACTAAAGATAGTATTGATGAGTTCTACCTTGGCGCACAAGCATCTAACCCAACAGTGGATAACAATGGTGATGCAGTAACCGCAGGCGATTGGTACTTTAATACCTCAGCTAATGAAACAAGAATATATAATGGATCAGCTTGGCAAGTAACAGCCGTATCAACTGCTGGATTACTTACTTCTGCTAATAACTTATCTGATTTAGCAAGTGCAACTACAGCTAGGACTAACCTTGGATTAGGAACTGCTGCAACAACAGCAGCTACAGCTTATGTAGCTCAGACAGGAACAACAGCATCAGCGACAGTGCCAAATGGAACAACTGCACAAAGAGATGGATCTCCAGCAAATGGTATGTTTAGATACAACTCTACTCTCAGTGAGTTTGAGGGATATGCCGCAGGAGCATGGGGTTCTATTGGGGGTGGTGCATCAGCAGGTGGTGCTATTTATGAAAACACAGATGATATAACAGATAACTATACTTTAACTACAGGATCAAATGGTATGTCAGTAGGGCCTATAACTATAGCAGCCACAAAGACAGTTACTGTTCCTTCTGGACAACGATGGGTAATATTATAATATGGCTACAATAATTAATGCAGATACAAGTAACGGACTAAAGCTAACTTCTGATACATCGGGGTTAATAGAGTTCCAGTCTGGCGGAGTCACTAAAGCTGGAGTGAATGCTACAGGACTTACAGGGGATGCCTCTCAATTAACAGCAATACCAGCAGGAGCTTCTTTATCAACAGCATCTGGTTCAGCACCAAGTTACTCTGCAAGAGCATGGGTATGCTTTACTGGAAATGCAGCAGCAGCAGATATGATTAGAGATAGTGAGAATGTGAGTAGTATGACTGACAGAGGCACTGGTAAATACACAGTTAATTTTATAACCAACATGCCCAATGCAAATTATGCTGTTGCTGGTTCTGCTGGTACTAATGATAATAATCTGAATAATGTAGGAACTCCTTTTAATCAATTTCCTCAATCTGTTTCTGCATGCCCAATTAATACTTGTCATGCAAATGGCAGTAACTCCAACCCCGTTCAAGTTAGCGTAATAATATTTATTTAAGGAAAAATAATGAATAAATTAATAGTATATACACAAGACGATGGAACAGTTGCAGTAATCATTCCTACACCAGAAGCATTAGAAACAATGACGATAGAAGAGATTGCAACTAAAGATGTACCAACTGGCAAAGCATATAACATTGTAGAAGATTCAGAAGTACCATCAGATAGAACTTTTAGGGATGCATGGACATGGGAATAAAAATAGATATAGCAAAAGCTAAAGACATTACTAAAGACAGATTACGAGAAGAGCGTAAGCCATTACTTGAAGCACAAGACGTATTGTTCCAACGAGCATTAGAATCAAGTGCAGACACAACAGCTATCGTAAAAGAAAAACAAAGACTACGAGACATAACTGAACAAGTAGACAGCCTGACAACTGTTGAAGAACTAAAAGGAGTATCTATCTAATGGCTAACATAGTATTAACAGGAGACACCTCTGGAGCTATTACAGTTGCAGCACCTGCGGTAGCAGGCACAAATACATTAACATTACCTGCAAGTACAGGAACACTAGCAACAACACAACTTTATATAGTTGATGCTTTAATAGTAGGTGGCGGTGGCGGAGGTGGCGGAGCATACTACGCTGGTGGAGGCGGAGCAGGTGGTTTAATAACTGACAACCCTGCATTAATAGTAGGAGCAACTTATACTATTACTATAGGAGCAGGCGGAGCAGGTGGAACTGTTCTTAATGAACGAGGTAGTAACGGACAAGATTCTGTACTTAGTAGTTCAGCTTCCTTAGGTGTAGGTAGTTTAACTGCCCTAGGAGGTGGAGGCGGAGGATCATATAATACCAATGCAGTTGGTCTTAGCGGAGGTTCTGGAGGTGGTAACAGTGGGTATAGCACTGCTGCTGGTGGTGCTGGAACAGGAGGTCAAGGTAATGCAGGTGGCAGTGGTGGAACTTATGGCGGCGGTGGCGGTGGCGGTGCAGGAGCTGTTGGAAGTACTGGTACTAGTGTTAATGGAGGTGCTGGTGGAGTAGGCTTATCAAGCTCTATTACAGGTGCAGCTATTTTTTATGCTGGTGGTGGTGGTGCTGGTGCATATGATGGTACTGGTGGTGCTGGTGGTAATGGTGGTGGTGGTCGTGGCGGTGAGTCTGGAACTGATTCAGTAGCAGGTACAGCTAATCTAGGCGGAGGTGGTGGTGGAGCTAGTGGTAGGTCAGGAAGTACTGTCGTTGCATCTGCTGGAGGTTCAGGTGTAGTCATACTCTCAATGCTAACAGCAAACTATACAGGAACTATAACAGGAGCACCCACTGTTTCAACGGATGGTTTAAATACCATACTTACTTATACATCATCAGGTAGTTATACAGCTTAAGGAAATTATATATGGCACATTACGCAAAAGTTAATAACGGAATAGTAGAACAAGTCATTGTTGCAGAGGCAGAATTCTTTGATAATTTTGTAGATTCTAGTCCTGGTCAATGGATACAAACATCATACAATACACATGCTAATCAACACCCAGAAGGCAGACCGCTACGAGGTAACTATGCTGGAGTAGGGCATACCTATGATGTGACTAACAATGTATTTTACAAACCTCAACCTTATCCATCATGGACACTAAATGAAACAGCATGGACATGGGATGCTCCAGTAGCTTACCCAGATGATGACAATATGTATGAGTGGGATGAACCTACAAATAACTGGATAGAGGTAACAAAAGGAGATGAATAATGGCTGTAACAATTAAAGGAACAGAAGGTGTTAGTAAGGTAGAAGCTACTGGATCACCATCAAGTTCTACTTTTTTAAGAGGTGATTATGCTTGGGCAGCCCCTAGTGGTGGTAAAATACTGCAAGTATTACAAGCAACCAAAACTGATACATTTACAACTAGCTCTACAACATTTGTAGATATTCCTGACTTGACAGTTACAATAACACCATCATCAGCATCAAGTAAGGTACTGGTGTTTTATCAATTACAATCAGGAGCAAGTACACATTCTGCTATAAAAGCAGTAAAAACAATAGGGGGAACTACCACTGATGTATTAGTAGGTGATGCTAGTGGTAACATAACTAGAGCCAATCAAAAAATTTATACTAATGGTTGGGGACCAAATTCTGCTGTAGTGCAAATTCTTGATTCTCCAAACACTACAAGTGCAGTAACTTATAAAGTGCAATGTGGTAATCCTTACTCTGCAACTTATTACACTTATATAAATCGTTCACAAAATACTGCTAATTTCTCTTACGATGTAAGGTCTAGCAGTACAATAACAGTTATGGAGGTAGGAGCATAATGAATCATGAAGCAATATTTGCACTATACCCTAATGTAGTTTCAGTAGATGATAAAGCAGGAGCTACAGATAAAGATGGAAATAATGTAGAAATAGACATGGCTTTAGTAGATGCTTGGGTAGACCCAGAAGCTTACAAATATCAAAGAGTAGCTGAATATCCATCATGGAACGAACAACTAGATAACATATACCACAACGGGATTGATGCTTGGAAAGCAGATATTAAAGCAATCAAAGACAAATATCCGAAGCCTGAATAATGGACTGGCTTGTTGTATTAGCATCAATAGCTGGAGGGTTATGTCACTATAACACTAAAAAGCTATTAGGTAAGAAACCTCGTGGCGGTCATATTAATTGGTTAGTTCAGCGTAAGCGTGCTAGATCTGAGTTATTCTTAAATATAGTTATTGCATTAATCTCAGCAAAATTTTTTGTACCACCACTGATAGAATCATTTGCATTACATCCAAGCTTTGGGCCTGCTATTGCATTTATTATAGGGTACTCAGGTATTAGATTACTACCTGCTATAGAGAAAAAAATTAACAACGCTTTAGACAAGGTAACTAAGATATGAATCAAGAAGAGCAAAAGAAAGCAATCAAGGAAGGTTTATCTGAATGGCTGAATGAAAAGTTTTCTGAATTTGGAAAGTTCTCTCTTCGTGGCATATTTGCTTTGATGCTAGTTGCATTAGTTTACTTGTGGGCTACATCTCAGGGATGGAAGATATGACAGAAGAAAATCTTATTGCATTCTT